AGCAAGGCAGGCTGAAATTGAATCACTACGCTCAGCATCTGGAATGACTAGACTACAAATTGAAAAGCGTCAATTTGAAATTGGTCAACAAATATTTAAGCTTGAAGAACAAAGAGAAATAAAACAACAACAAATACGAGTTATTCAGGATCAAATATATAAGATTGAACAAGCAAGAGAAGCAATTCTTCGTCAAGTCAGACTTATTGAGGATCAAATCTATCAGCTTGAAGTTGCTCGTCAAAAAGAGCTAGATGCTCTTATTCCAAAACAAGAATATTTAAGAGATCTTGAAGAGCAAAAACGAAAAGAATTAGAAAAAATTGAAAATCTTGAAAGAGAAATTATAAAGCTTAAGCTTGAAGAGGGCTATAAGGCAGCTGCAGCAGCATTGGCAAAAGCAGAAAAAGAACTTAAGGAAGCAGAAGACAAGAAGCAGAAAGTCTTAGACGATTTAGAAAAAGCTTTGCTAGATGTTAATGCACAAGAAGCAACATGGAATGATATTAAGTTAGGCATAGACGGAGCCTCTCAATCAGTATTTGATTTTGGACAATCGCTTATTGATGCAAAGGCTAAGGCTAAGATACTATCAGATGCTATTTCTGCTCTATCCCTTACAGATCAGGGTATATCTGGTTCAGATGTATTTGGAGATTCAAAGGGTAGCACAGATACATCTGCTGCAGGAGTTGGCGGAACTGTTAATACAAACACCCTTGAAGGAATTAACGCTGCCTCTGGAACAACTGCTACATCTAAGCCTGGGGTTGCGGGAACAAAGACAAGTATAACCAAAGACTTAGCAAATAATATATCAAAGGCTGCAAAACAAGCACCTGGATTATCAGCTGCATTAAAAACTATTTCAGAATATTTAACATCTTCAGCTAAAAATTCAAGTGTTATCAAAGAAGACTTAAAGGTTTCAGAACAACAATCTAAGTCTATTTTAGATTCATACTCAAAGCTTACTCCATTAGTTAAAGAGCAAGTTGTTCCAATTGATGAAATTACAAAAGACCTTAAAGATTCTAAAAACTTTACTGAAGCAATAAAGGGATATTTTGATAAGATTGTTGAATATATAAAAGACGCATATCTTGAACTAGAAAAAATAACAAATTTTATAAAAGACGAGCTTATGATTGCTGTCAGTACTTTAGTTAGTAAGTTTGCAGAGTATGTTGGTCAATGGACAATAATTTCAGGTGCTGCTAATTCTACTCTTGCAGCAATCAATGCTCTTGATAAAACTGTAACGACTATACATAGAATTGTTACAGAAAATGTAACAGGAAAAACTACAACAGAATCAGATGAAGAAGCATCTGAGGTTGAAGAAAAAATGTACGGCGGTAAAATTGCTGGATATATGGGTGGAGGTAAAGTGATGCCCGTATACAGGCCAAATGGTGGGCTAATCCCTTACAAGCCAATAGGTTCAGATACAGTCCCAGCAATGCTCACACCTGGAGAATTTGTAATTAACAGGGCATCTACAGAAGCATTTTATCCATTACTATCAGCTATTAATAATACAAAATATCCAACGTCATTTAAAGATAATTTTGGACAAAAAATCAAGGCAATGCAAAAGGGTCAAGGTGGAATTGGAAGTATTGTTAGTGGAATGGCAAAGGCAAATATGCCAGGGCTAGCAAAGCCAGTTTATAACATTTCACAACCTAAATCAATTAATGGAATTTCTAATAATAATATTAATTCAGTAAACAATAACTCCAACACAGTGTATAATTATAGTGTTGGAATTACAGTTGGTGGATCCAACTCTAGCCCAGATAACATAGCTAAAGCAGTTATGAATGAGATTAAATATATAGATTCACAAAGAGTTAGGGGTAAGGGCGCATAATGGCAAGCTCTGGTTATTTAACTGGTAGAAGAAGATACCAGCGTCCGCAAGCAGCCTTATGGTCTGATAATGCTGGTACCCTGACAAATGGACTATATGTTCCAAATGGGTATGAAGTTGGAACAAATGTTAACCCAGAAACAGATCCAGACTTAGTTGATCAATTTATTATTTTGTCAGACCATAACAGAAAAGATATTGATTTTAGCCCACAAAGAATACAACAAAAACAAAGAACAATCAATGGCCGTATGCGTTCATACCATATAGCTGATAAGATGAATATATCTTTTGGATGGGATAATCTACCATCAAGATCTTTTTATGAGGTAGCTGGGTTTGACCCAGAAACTGGAAAATCACCATATACTGGAAACAACATAGAGGAGTTCACAGCAGATGGTGGAGCTGGAGGAGTACAAATCCTTGATTGGTATAACAGCCATCCTGGACCATTTTGGATGTATCTAGCATATGATAAATATAGTAATTTTAAAACAGAAGGACAAATAACAGATTCTTCCTATGCACATCTAGATCAGTATAATGAAATAATTCAGGTTTATTTTGCAGACTTTAATTATTCTGTAGTAAAGCGTGGCGGTAATAACTTTGATCTTTGGAATATATCAGTAACGCTGGAAGAGGTTTAAATGTTTGTTAATGAAGCATTAAAAAACCATTTTGAGCAATCAGCAACTATATCTTTAAGATCTTTGGTTCTGACGGAGTGGAATATGAACACTCCAGATAATATCTACAAGCTTGGAAATTATCGCTATAGGCCTACTACTCCAGGTTCAATTTATTATACAATTCCTAATACTTTTGATCCACTAGATATTGGCAGCTTCTACACTGGTGCTACAGATGCAGATATAGTTATTGACGGTGGATTTGAAGATAACAATACTCCTCAACAATTTACACTGCTTAAAGAAAAAATGAAAATGCTGTACTCGTTAGAGGACTGCTTAAAACCCTTTAGGCCTAGGTCTGGAATTAATAAAGCAATTAATTTTTTTGGTAACAACTTTAGCAACTTCACTAATTCTGCTTTAACCTTACCAAGTACAGCAGAGTACGATGATTTAAGGCAAAAGGCAAATGGAGCATTTGTTCAAAGACCAAGATACTACATGTCATCCAGATACGATGAATTTAAATATTGGACTTCATACAGAACTGAAGACAATGTTGAAAGAGGAATTGCAAAAAATATATCAAATGGTCTTAATTTTATTGACGATGCTGCACCTTTTGTAGTTTATAAAAATAATGTTCCAGCAAATAGAGTTGTTGTTAAAATGCAAACAAATGTTGGAGATATTGATCTTGGACCATTTTCAAGCAGCACTGGACAAATTGATGACCCGTTATACGGAGATGCAAATAAAACAACCCCTTCAAGATGGAAGATTCAATATCTAAACAATAATAACTGGATTGATGCAATTTCTTTTTCTGAAAACGATCTTAGAAGTGACGACTCTCCTATTATTGGAAATGACGGGTATGTTGAAATTCAGTATGGATTAGTAATACCAGAAATATACAAAGAAATATTTGTTTATGCAGAAACTCTATCATCATCAACCCTGTTGCCAGAAGAGTCTGTTTATGGTTATGCCTATCTAGTTAAAGAAAACTCTAATGACCCAGGAACATTTTACATATGGATGGGAAGTGAGTACGAATCTTTTTCACCAACCTATGGCTGGTCTTTAGTAGATGATGAAGTTAATGTTAGAACAAATTTTGTAACAGACTTTACATCTCCAGATAGCTTTATTGATCCAACAAATGGAAATACTGTATACAGAGAGTTTTCATATTTAAACGGATTAAGAATTGTTGTAGAAACAATGAACAAGTTTGACACAACATTTGATCTAATTGAAATGTCACCAAGATTAATTGCTGATATATCAGATAAGGTTATAGATTACAGAATTACAAAATCTCTTTCTGACTTAGGAAATACATCTGTCCCAGTAACCCAGCTTCTAGCTTCTACTGGACAAATATCTTTGTTTGATGATGATCAATCTTTTAATTCAAATAATACAAATAGCATTGTTGCTGGATACTTGTCAAGAAATATTAAATTTAATTTTTATGAAGTCATAGTTGATGTTGATGGTTTTGATTATTACATACCAATTAAAACTTTATACGTTGAGGGAATTCCACAGTCAGATACTACTGGAGGAACCATAAGTTGTACTCTAAGAGATTTTTATTTTTATTTTGAATCAATGCCTGCCCCAAGTTTATTAATGACTGATGTATCTTTAAGTATGGCAATTTCTCTTCTGCTTGACTATGTTGGTTTTACTAATTACACTTTTAAAAGATTAACAAATATTGGACTAGAAGAAATAGTTGAAAATGATCCAATCATTCCGTATTTTTTCGTTGCTCCAGATCAAAATCTTGCACAAGTTTTAAGTCAGTTAGCGATATCTACACAGTCTGCAATGTTCTTTGATGAGTACAACAACTTTATTGTAATGAGCAAAAACTATCTTATGCCAGCAGAAGATGAGCGAAGCACTGACTTAACACTAGTTGGAAACAACAATCAAACAGATACTGGCGTTATTAAAAATGAAAGTACTGGACAACTACCTAACATTTTATCAATATCATCACAAGATAAAAGAATATTTAATGATGGAAAAATTGTATATACAACACGGTATATACAGAGGTCGTATGGCAATATTCGTCAATCAAGCATGGTTGACAGAGATAAGACATGGATATATAAGCCAGTACTACTATGGGAAGTAGCTGGAACTGAATCAACTAAAACAATTAACTCAGTAGCACAAACACAAGGAAATTATGTTTTAGGTGCTATGCCATTAAACTCTGATCTGACTTCTGACCTTCCAATTGTAAGAAATGGCGTTGTTATAAATAACATTATTGATGTTGGAGAAAATGTTTATTGGTTAACTAGATATCAAGGTTATTTTTATGCAGGTGGAGAAATCATAAAATATGATGCAGCTGAATTTAACATTACAGGAACTGGAAATGTTTGGATTTCTAGCAACCAAGAATATCAAAAATATTTCTCAGATTTGCCATTTAATGGAAAGATCTATCCAACTGGACTGCTAAGAATATTTTCAGAGCCATACTATGAGGTTGTTGATGGTATAACAAGACTACAGGCTGGACCAGTCGCAAAACATGGTCGTAGTCAGTTTGGCACACCAATAGCGTCCCACACAGCTGGATTAGACCCTTACTGGTCCAATAACACATACGTCCGTGGATGTGATATGCAAACACAGTATTTGTTTAATACAAATGTTAATTTAAACTTTGATGTTTCAAATGTATCCTCAAGCGGAACAACCCTAACCCTTTCTGATATTGCTGGAATTCAATCTGGACAATATGTAAATATTTTAAGCGGTATTGGACAGCTTAACGGTGTAACAAAAGTTGCAACAATCAATACGGTAAAAAATGTAACAACAGGCCTATACTCAATAACAGTTGATGTTGCTCCAACAACAAACCTATCCAATGCTACTGTGAACTTTACTTCACTTCCAAGAACAGAGATAGGTGCTGCTGGAGTTAATAATACACTTGCACGTCAAACTACAAGAAATGGTATTATTAAAAACTTTATGGCAACTTCATATATTAATGAAACAGAAGTTAACAGCTTAAAGTCAACTCAGGCGGGAACAATCCAATCATCTGCTCTTGTCATGAATGGTCCATCATTTAGAACAACAGATAATCCTAGAAACTTTGTTTCTTATGTTTATAAAAACTTAAATAGTGCTTATACAAGCTTTGGAACTAGAGTAAGAATTGTTGGTCAAGTTGATAGCAATGAGAATAGAGGACAGACACCAATTGGTAGTACATCTTATTACCAAGTACCTGGAACAACAACAGAGCAAAACCTAAGCATAGGTGGTGGCTCTGGAGGTCTGGGTGTTTTAATAAATCCATCTACAAATAATGGGTATTATTTTGAAATAATTGCACTAACAGAAAGAAATATAGAATCATATTTAAATTTAGATAAAAATGGTGAGTCAGATATATCTATCAACAACATCGTATTTTATAAAGTTAAAAAAGATATTAGCGGAGTAGATGCAATTCCAATTAAACTTTGGGGTGGCCTAACAAGTATTATTGTTGATGACGGTAAGTTCACTGGCCAATATAGAATGGCAGGGGAAGAAAATACCACGGTATATGATTTAGCTGTAGAGTATGAAGATATTGGAAAGGTTAGACGATTTTATTTATATATAAATAATAAACTAATCCAGGTAGTAGATGATCCTGATCCACTTCCAATATATAATAATGTTTGTTTATTTGTTCGTGGATCATCTCGTTGTATGTTTGAAAACATTTTTGCACTATCACAAAACTATTCACAAAACACAGTTTTCACTACTGGAGAAACCTTATCTTCAATTTTTGGTGACAAAGAAATAGATGCAAATGAGTCATTTAGAAAATATGCAATGAGCGGTCTTGTTCAAGGAACATATCTAACTGGAATTGGATCTCAGCAACCACCAAAATATAATATGTATTTTGATGAATTTGGTACTATTATGCGTGAGTGTTCATATTTTAATATAAGATATGACCGTTCATATCCAGCACTATATGCACAGCTATCCCCAACGTTTAACAGAATAAAAGGTTATTCAGTTTCTGGATTTGAGGCTGGCTCGTACGGAGCAGAATTTTTAATATTTAATGCAACAGATGCAGCATTAAATTTAGATGAAACAACTGGCAATTATTTAAGAATTCAGGGTATAACATTTACACAGGATACAACCTATGAACTCACAGTAGATGAATACTTTAAGAAAAGAAGTAGCTTTTCAGATCCAGAATTACAAGGAAGCACATTAGTATTATCGCCACTTGTAGAAAAACAAAAATATGATGATGTAAAAATTAGTAGACTTACATATGGTAAAAATGAGTTTACTATTGATAGTCCATACATACAAACACAAGATGATGCAGAGGCCTTGATGGGCTGGATTATTAATAAGATTATGGTTCCTAAAATGGCTATTGGTTTATCAATATTCTCAACACCAACAATACAGCTTGGAGATATTGTTAATATTGACTATAAAGATTCAAACGGATTAGACCTGGTTGCATCAACAGATAAAAGATTTGTAGTATATAATATAGAGTACACAAGAGATTTAAACGGTCCATCAATGAACCTGTATTTGAGTGAGGTATAAAAATGGCAATGTCAGAGTCTCAATGGAATTCATTTAATAACATGCTTCCAGTAGAAGACAGAATGTCATATGCAGACTATCTTGCTGCCTCTAGTGCAGGAACTACATCAGAACCTGTAGTATCAACACAAAATCCATATGGAGAAGATTGGCTAGGATTTATTGATTTAAGTAGTTTTAACATAGTTCCACCATCCACCAGCTCTACTTCAACAGCCACTACATCAACAGCTACTACATCAAAGGCCACTACATCAACTACTACTTCTACAACAAAAACAACAACAACATCCTCTTTTACGCCCTACACTAGTTACTTTAATAGCAATCCATCCTGGGATCCTTTTTCTAATCCAGTAACGCCTACACCTCCTACACCTCCACCAGTGACACCTGACCCACCACCCCCTCCAGTCAAAACAGCGCCAATTGACACTATACTTTTTAATGACGAATCACTTCCAATAGAGATCATGGCAGATCTTATTTTTGAAGATATTGGCGGGCAAGAAATAATAAACATTGCACGTACTGATACCGTAAATGGACAGTCTATTATTTATCAACCAATTAGAAATTTAACACAGATACAGCAACAATATAATCCAAATAATATCGTTAGCCTTCAGGCTGCATCAGATAAGTATTTTCAGAATTTTCCAATTAAATTAGAAACTAAGGTTCCTAATGTTGGAAATGGTCCAAACGGACTGTTTGTTTATATTGATTCAAAAACTGGAGATCTTGTGGTTGAGGTAATTAATATAGATGCAGATGAGCAGGTTGAGCTAGAGATTACGACTAGTGGTACAATATATGAGGCGGAATTATGATTACAAATACAGGAAAAGCTATAATAGGTAAGTATCTTCTGGGGCAAGCACCAGCTTATGCATCATATATTGCAATTGGCTGTGGAGCAAAGCCACTAGACACGACTGACCCTTATGGGGATTATTCAGATAAACAAAACTTAGATTTTGAGATGCTTAGAATTCCAGTCTCTTCAAGAGGATTTATAAATGATGAGGGTACTGAGAAGATAGTTTTGACTGGAGAATTACCAACAGAAGAAAGATATGAAATAACAGAAATAGGATTATATTCTGCTGGATCAAATCCTGCAGCAGGAGCATACGACAGCAAAACAATATTTTCTTTTACACAAGGAGAAAACTGGCAACACCATACAGATACAGCTGCCTCTGCTATACCAACTATTACTGCCCCTTTAGATGATCCACAAGGAGATAATACAATTGCTACAACAGATTTAGTTTTTCAAACTAATGCTGATAATGCAATATTCTTTAATCCTACAAGAGCAGATAGATATGAACGAGCAAGATTTTTAAATAATACAATTATTGTTAGAGGAGATGATTCATTTTTAACAATGGGTGATGGACTAACAAATCTTTTACTTCCACCAAATAATAGTTTTGAAACTGGCATAGGAGACTGGGTTGCATCACTAAATTGTTCTATTGCTCAATCAGGCGAAGAGTATTTAGTTGGAACAAAGTCTTTAAAGATAACATCCATTGCTACTGGAAGAATGGACGCTGCCTCATCAACAAGCTCTAGTGCGATAGATGTTATTGAGGGCAACAGCTACAAGGCATCAGCATGGTTTAAAGCAGAAGTATCAGCAGCAAATGTAAGAATGTACATATACTGGTTTGACTCTTCTGGAACAAATATAGGAAACAATGTTTCTTCTGGAACAGTTGTGGATAGCGCATCTTCATGGACAGAACGTAGCGTTATAGCAACAGCTCCAGTTGGTGCAGTTAAAGCACAAGCGGTTGCTTCTGTAATAACAACAGCATCAGGCGAATCACATTATATTGATAAGGTTGAGTTTGCTTTAAATTCCCCTGGACCATCTGCAAATCATTTCTTTATTGAAGAAGGTTCAAACCACATACATTTGCTTGGAGCAGATGTAGATTTTAACAGAAACTCACCAATAGATCAACTTCGTTTAGCATTTTCAATAATAAATAAAGACGGAGATTCAACATTGTCTCCAGACATAGTTAGAATTTTGGTTGATTTTGCATCAACTGATTCACAGGTTTCTGGAGAATTTGCAAGATTTGAGATAGAACTAACAAATGGTGATGGTACAAACGGAACTTTTGATTTTACAAACAATAGGTATTATGTTGCAACTAAGCAGCTTCAAGAGCTTTATCAAACACAAGGCTTTACATGGAACGCAGTAAGTGTTGCAAAAATTTATGTATCAGCAATAGTTGGAAATGCTCCGTCAGATCAATACTATGTTTCCCTGGATGCGCTTAGGCTTGAAAATGTTTCATCCTATAATCCTCTTTATGGTATGACTGGTTATTCTGTTATCAAAAATCCAGATGCTACCACAATTGTTAAGTCTCCAAACACAAGTAATTATGTTGAATTTAGATTTTCTATTGGGGTAACGTAATGGCTGATTCAGGAATTAAACAATTTAGAGTTCCAATTTCTGAAATGCCTCCAGTAAATAGCTTAACAGAGGGGTATAGCATAAGATACAGAATAGTATCTGATGATAAGAATAGATTCTCTCATTGGTCTCCAGTTTATATTGTAAAACCAGAATATACATTTGTTGCTGGTCAGGTTGAATATAACAAAAATAACAGTGTTGTTAGTGTAGACTGGGACTCAGTTACAATTTTAAAAAATGTAAAAACAGTTAACAATGTAGTAAACAAATCTCTTGATTTAGATTTGGCAACTATAACAACTTTAGATGCTCACTATATGTCTGTTGGTGACTGGGTAACTGTAAGTGATGTAGATTCTGTTTTTAACGGTACATATCAAATAACTAATGTAACTTCTAATACTTTTAGTTACTACAGAGATCATGCAAATATAGCTTCAACTGTAGTAACCCCTCCTGGTGAGTACACAACTAATTCATTAATAAGAAGAGCAACAGAATATGATATTTGGGTTAGGTGGGATAGAAATGATGGTGGTGATTGGATTTATAAAGAAAGAATTAATTCAACAAACATATCATTTCCAATACCACCAATTTATACTAAAAATGGGGAAAAGCAACCATCAGCTCCAAACCATTTCAGTATAGAGTTATACTTAAAAGGGTATCCAGTACAAAGAGCAGATGGAGTTCCGCTAGAAGCGGGATCTCCATTTTTAAAGGTATATGAGATATTAAATGAAACAGTTTAATGATATAATGGAGATATAATGGCAAAAGTACCGCTACCAGAAAGAGGGCAACCTTTAGATGTAACTTACATCTATCAGCTTGCTGAAACTATAAATACAGTTGCTACTCAGGTATCATCAGCAACATATAATTACACTACGGTTGATACTGTTAGTGGAACAAAGCAAAATATTAAAACATCAGATGCTCGCTTTATTGGTGGGTATGTTGAGGTTGCAAACAATTCTACAGTCAATGCTGGAAATGAAAAAACATTTTCGTATGACTTTCCATCAGATTTTAAATATACTCCAATTGTTACAGCGACAGCAGTTAACATAGGAAATACTCCAGCTGGACAGAATGTTACAGTAATTCTAAAAAATGTAACTACATCTAGAGTAGAAGGCGTTGTACGCTTTGGTGCATCAGGAGATTTATCTTTGGCAGTAAATTTAATAGTTCTTGGTGTTCCAAACTAAGGGGTTCAAATTGATTCATTGTAAAAAATGTAAAGGTAAAATGTTTATTGATAGACAATATTCAACAGTCATGCATTTAGAAACATATTGTATTCGTTGCGGATCAAGAAGTTTTTATCATCCGCCTTCAGAAAGCATGGAGGGTATATGGCTTTTAAACCAAGAAAACTTGAGAGCAAAAACTACAATGACGAACCTGTAATTCCAGGTAATAAAAAAATATGGTTTCTTAATGGAGACCTAGTAAGATTACATCATAGCTCCAGATCTACTGGTTTAGTTACTGTGTACAACATTACAAAAGATAGATTAGAAACTTGTTTTCGTGCTGACTTTAGAAAAAATAGAGAAAAAGCATATACTGTATCAGAAACTTCCAGACTTGTCAATAGGCATAGAAAATATTTTCCATCATTAATTAAACGAGGAATTATTCCAGCTCCTATGGGAGCACAGGTTAATGGAGAAAGACACTGGCAGGTAAGAGCTTATTACTCAGAATCGCAAGTAAAAGAGATTCGTGATATACTTGCAAGCATACATATTGGAAGACCAAGAAAAGATAGCTTGATAACAAACAACTTAACACCAACAAGTCAAGAGTTGACACGTAGAACTGGCGATGGTATACTGGTTTATACAAAGACAGAAGATGGTAGATTCATCCCAGTCTGGGGTGAAAGTATTAATTAGCCTACTAAGGAGGCAGTGGTGGAAGAAAGAAATGAAACAAAAGTAAACGTAACACTTGGATACACACTTAATCTAGGAAACTTTCAATCTTTGAGAGTTGATCTTGGAGTAATAGATAGCGTTCGTGATGGAGAAAATACGAACGATGCAATGAACCGTGTATATGATTTTGTTGAGGCAAAAGTTGTAGAAAAGGTTCAAGAAGCAAAAGCTCACATTACAGAGGATTAATCGTGGCAGAACGCAAAGACCGTATGGCTTTGCTCAGTCGCTACAATAAACTTCATTTGCAGAGATATGAGCAAAAGTCTAATCTCAATCTTAACGTTGAACAATGGGCTTCAGATGCACTTGTGGAATCTTATGGTCTTAGTTATTGCTATGACTTATTAGATTATTATTTTCAGGTAGCTTCAAATCCATCCTGGAATTTCTTTGCATACAATGCACAACAAATATTAAACGGTAGATCTGCTACTGAGCAAGATATTAAAGACAGAGCAGAGCGTAGACAATTAGCTAGGAAGTGGTTAAGTGAGTAATTCAGAGGCAAGAGTAATATCAGCAGTACTTGAGGACAAACAGGTACATGTGCTTCTTCAGGCTAACGTTGATTCTATCTTAAGAACACACACAGATGTGTGGAACTTTATAAAAAGATATGCTGAAACAAACGGAACAGTTCCACCAACATCGCTTGTAGTGGAAAAGTTTAGAGACTTTGTTCCAGTATCTGGTGTTGGTGCAACTAAGCATCATCTTGAAGAGCTGCAAGCAGATTATCTAAACGATAGCCTAAAGGATATTATTCGTAATGCTGCTACAGATGTTCAGGGTGGTCAAGGAGTAAAAGCACTTGAGCAACTAATTACAAAAACATCAGAGCTAAAAAAGAATACATCGTCTATTCGTGATATTGATGCAACAGATATTGACTCTGCTATTACATACTTTGAAAATGTTAAAGAACAGCAAGCACTTGGCAAGATGGGAATTAAAACAGGTTTACCAGGTTTTGATAACTATCTTCCTTCAGGAATCATGCCAGGTCAACTTGGTATCTTCCTAGCGTATCCAGGAATTGGTAAGTCTTGGCTTGCTCTTTACTTTGCAGTGCAAGCTTGGAAGCAAGGCAAAACACCAATGATCATTAGTCTTGAAATGTCAGAGACTGAAGTTCGTAATCGTGTATTTGCAATTATGGGAGAAGGGCTTTGGTCTCATCGTAAAATATCTAACGGAGATATTGAACTTGATATGATGAAGAAGTGGCATGAAAGTAAAATTGCTGGCAGACCACCATTTCATATTATTTCAAATGATAGTGGAGGAGAAATTACTCCATCCGTTATTCGTGGAAAGATTGATCAGTACCGTCCAGACTTTGTGGTGGTAGACTATTTACAACTGATGGCACCAAATCAAAAATCTGATAATGAAACTGTTCGTATGAAAAATCTATCTCGTGAATTAAAACTAATGTCTATTAGTGAAGAGATTCCTCTTATTGCAATTTCTTCTGCTACACCAGATGATGTTACTAATATGAGTACAGTTCCAACATTAGGTCAAACTTCTTGGTCAAGACAGATTGCTTACGATGCTGACTGGGTGTTGGCTCTAGGTCGTGCTACTAACAGTGACATAATTGAATGTGCATTTAGAAAAAATAGAAATGGTTTTATGGGTGATTTTTTAGTACAAGCAGATTTTGACAAAGGTTATTATCGTTATAAGGACATGGAGGATTTAAACCAGTAATCAAAATCATGGTATAATAAGATTATGAAAAGATGTAATAGATGTAAAAAAGAAAAATCTAAGAAAGATTTTTTTGTAAATTCAAAAAGGTCTGATGGGCTTCAAACATATTGTAAACCCTGTCATTTGGAGTATGGAAGAGAAAGGTATGCTAACCCAGAGGCTTTTCAGCGTAGAAAAATAAATAGAGAAGTTTATAAAGAGCGTAGAAAAGAGTCATCTAGAAAATGGTACTTAAAGTCTACTTATGGAATAACAGAGCAAGAGTACTCAAAGTTATTTAAAAAACAGTCTGGGCAGTGTTGGATTTGTAAGGAATCAAAAGAATATTTACTGCATGTAGACCATAGCCATATAAGTGGCAACATTCGTGGTCTTCTGTGTGGAGAGTGTAATCGTGCATTAGGATTATTTAAAGACAATAAAAGTATTTTAAGAATGGCTATAAAATATTTAGATAAGTTTGAAGGAAAAAATGCTTAAAGAATTATATACAACACAACAGATACACAGAGTATTAACAGGAGCAGGAATAGATATAGAGGCCGAATATGGCACAGACTATATTATATTTTGTCCTTATCATAATAACAATAGGACTCCTGCTGGTGAAGTATCAAAAGATTCTGGGCTATTCTTTTGTTTTGGTTGTCAAACCACAAAAGGATTAACAGAATTAATAATGCACACCACTGGTAGAACATATTTTGAGTCTATTAGGTATATAAAAAGTAAAGAAACAGAAACTGATCTTGAGTCAGTAGTAAACAAAGCTTTATATGCTGCACCTGATTTTGTTCAGTATGACGAGCTTTTGATTAGAAGATTAAATAAGCAAGCAATAGATTCTCCAAGGGCTATGTCATATTTTGAGGGGCGTAGAATAACTAAGGAGTCTGTGTCTAAGTTTGAATTAGGTTATTCAGAAAAGCAAGACTCAGTAGTAATTCCAATGCAGTCTCCAGACGGTATGACGATAGGATTTGTTGCAAGAACAGTAGAAGGAAAAGAATTTAAAAATACTCCAGGATTACCAAAGAGTAAAATATTATTTAATCTACACAGAGTAAAAACATCAAAGGTTGTATATGTAGTTGAGTCATCTTTTGATGCTATTAGATTAGATCAAGTAGGATTCCCAGCAGTAGCTACGCTGGGTGCTAATGTTTCATCAAGCCAGATGAAACTATTAGAAAAGTACTTCAATAATGTTGTACTTGTTGCAGACAATGATGAAGCTGGCTCAATTATGGCTGACCGCCTAAATGAGAAATTAGGGTCACTAATAACAGTAATTAGATTAGACAAACAATATAAAGATATTGGTGATATGAATGATGATGCTATTAGAAAACTTGAATATCAATTTGACAACTCTATCATTGCTATGCTAAACTAGAAAAACTTATATAAGGAGAAAACATGACTATAGTTAAAGGGCTTAAAAACATCAACGCATTAGTTGACAAGCCAAAATATGAAAGCACAGGAACAAAAATTCGTTGGGTAAAGTTAGCTGATGGACAGGCAGCAAAGATTCGTTTTGTCAATGAGCTTGATTCAGATTCAGCAAACTATAACGAAGATCGTGGTCTTGCAGTTGTAGTTTCAGAACATACAAATCCAAAAGACTACAAGCGTAAGGCAGCATGCACTCAAGAATCTGAAGGTCGTTGCTTTGGTTGCGAAATGGCTCGTAAGGAGCCAAAGAGTGGCTGGAGAGCACGTCTTCGTTTCTACACAAATGTACTTGTTGATGATGCTACAGAAGATCCATACGTTGCTGTATGGTCACAAGGTATCAGTAAGCAATCTGCATTTAATACAATTCGTGAATATGCGTTAGAGACTGGAAGCATTTCAAATCTTGTTTGGAAGCTAAAGCGTAATGGTCAGGGAACTGAAACAAATTACACTCTTATTCCATCAACTCCAGATACTGAACCATTCAAGTGGGACGGTAACGAATATTTCAATCTTGAAAAGGTAGTACGTGAAGTTCCATATCCAGAGCAAGAAGCTTTCTACTTTGGATTTGATTCTCCATCCACAACTGCTACTAATATTGATTGGTAATATATGAACTACATTGGTTTACATGTCCATACACACTACTCCTTAATGGATGGTGTAGCTACTCCAGAAGAATACGTGCACCGTGCAGTTGAGTTAGGGATGCCAGCAATTGCCATCACTGACCACGGTACTTTATCTGGGCATAGGGAACTGCACCGTATTGCAAAAGCAAACGGCATTAAACCAATTCTTGGCGTAGAAGGCTATATGACAACAAATATGGCAGATAAGAGAGCAAAGGCGGATCGTACAGATCCACTTGATCAAAATTATCATCATATAGTCCTTCTCGCTAAGAACCAACAAGGTCTTGAGAATCTAAATAAGATTAATGAGATTGCTTGGACTGATGGCTTTTTTAGTAAGCCAAGATTTGATTTTGAAACACTTGCAAAATATAAAGAAGGTATTATTGTAACCTCAGCCTGTCTAAGTGGCTGGATTGCAAAAGCGGTAGAGTTAGATGAACTAGCTGTTGCTAAGAAGCACATTAAATGGTTTAAAGATACATTCAATGATGATTACTATATTGAATTAATGCCACACAACCCTGAAAAAGTAAATAAGGGTTTGATAGATTTGGCTAAATCTATGGGGGTAAAAACAGTTGTTACTCCAGACTGCCACCACTCTGATACAAGCCAAAAAGAAATTCAAGAACTAATGCTTATTCTGAATACTCATGCTAAATTAGAAAAAGATGTTACATACGAGAAGTCTAAGAAAAAAGGAACCTTTATGGAACGCCTTGACTATCTTTATGGCGCAGACCGCATGATGAGTTTTAATAAGTTTGATATTCACCTTCTTTCTTATGAAGAAATGAAAGAGGCTATGGCAAAACAGGGTATTGATAATCCTGAAATGTTTGAGTCTACTATGGAAATCTATAATAAGATAGAAGAATATGATATTCAAACTGGTCTTGATTTATTACCAGCCCAATATCCAAAGCCTGCAGAGGAGCTAAAGAAGTTAGCACTTGAAGGATTAACAGAGCGTGGACTTGAAAAAGACCAAGAATATTTAGATCGTCTTGATGAAGAATTAAAGATTATTGGCGAAAAGAATTTTGAACCTTACTTTCTAGTTGTTCGTAACATGTTGAACTGGGCTAAGAAAGAAGGCATCATGGTAGGCCCAGGACGTGGATCTTCTGCTGGCTCACTTCTGTGCTATGCAATTGGAATTACTGACATTGATCCAATCAAACATGGACTATTGTTCTTCCGTTTTATTAATCCAGAACGTAATGACTTTCCAGATATTGACTCTGATATTCAAGATACTCGTCGTGATGAGGTTAAAGACTATCTAGTTAGACAGTATCGCCATGTTGCTTCTATTGCAACATTCTTAGAATTTAAAGATAAGGGTGTTGTGCGAGATGTATCAAGAGCACTAAACATTCCTCTTCCAGATGTAAACAAGGTTTTAAAAACCGTAGATACATGGGATGAATTTTGCACATCAAGAAATTCTGCTTGGTTCCGTGAGAAATATCCAGAAGTTGTTACATATGGAGATCAATTACGAGGAAGAATTCGTGGCACAGGTATTCACGCTGCTGGTGTTGTAACTAGTAAAGAGCCTATTTTCAAGCATGCTCCATTAGAAACACGTAGCGTAACGGGAGCAGATGAGCGCATCCCAGTTGTGGCGGTAGACATGGAAGAAGCTGAAAGAATTGGCCTTATTAAGATAGATGCTCTTGGTCTTAAAA